GACTTATGTACTGTTGGTGTAGGTATTGGAATACAAAAGCCACTTATAGGTGGTAGTATAGGTATTACTAAACGTGATATGAATTGTGAAAGAATGAAACTATCCAAACTTTTATTTGACTTTAATATGAAAGTTGCAGCTGTCTCAATTTTATGTCAAGACTCTAGAGTGTTTCAAGCTATGGAACATGCAGGCACACCGTGCCCATTCCAAGGTAAAATAGGAGACTCCGCTAGAGAAGAATGGAAGAAATACGATAAACAAAGACCAGACTATGAAGAATATGTAGCGGCATTACGTTACATGGAGAAAGTAGATAATAAGATAATTAAACAATTAGAAGCAGAGGAAGCCCCTAACGATGCTCAAATTATTACTGATGGTAACGGTAATCCTGTTACACTCGGCAAAGAGTAGTTTTGCACAGACTGTAGTTATACCTGATACCCCCAACGTAGGCGATACTACAACGATTCAAACTGTAACAACAGGTAATCCTGTAACAACTAACAATTTAATCTCACAAGATTGGGTTGATGGTAGCTGGGTTGGGACTATGTTTCCTGACTCATCTGACATAAACGAAAACACTTGGCTGACTGGTAAAGATGGCAAGTATGCAGAGACTACACTAAACTCTGAAGATTATGTAACAATAGAAGAGTTGCGACAAGGGTTTACATCTAACTTTGGTGCACAAATAAGATGGTGGAATAATGTTGAGTCTACTGTAACCATGACTCAATCTATTAGTAATGGTATCGACAGCACTACACAGAGCACAACTTTTGAAGACACAACAAACTCTAGTTATCAGGTAAATCCATACGGCAATACTTTAATAATGAACCCTGATGCCAATATGACACATGGCACTGCAACATACAGATTTGATTTTGATATCATAAACGACAATCAAGCAGGGTATAACGGAGGCCACAGCGGGGTGGATGTGCGAGACCCTACAGCAGTCATAGATTATACGGCACTTAGTTCTACCACAGTTACTACAATAGAATACTGTTGGCAAAAGAATCCACCAACTTGTCCAGGTCAAAATGAGATAGAAGATGTACAAGAACAACTAGAACAGTTTGATTTATTAGAGTTTACAATACCAGAAGATATATTTACAGAGCCGCCACCAGAAATTGAATACACATTTGTTCCTATCTTTGAAGAAGAAATAGAGATAGAAGAATTTTACGAAATGCCGATGGATAACTTTTTTTTTGAGCCTGACTATTACGAAGAAGTTGTCATGGAAGAATTTATTCCAGTCGATATTACCATGGCTGAAGACATAGAATTTTTTGAGGAGCTACCTTCTATAGAAATGTTTGAAGAGATGCCTATGATTGAGGAGGTATACGAAGCAGTCCCTGAAACACTATTTGCAGAAGAGTTTACAGAAGATATGCAAGAAGAGTTTATTGAAGAAGTTGAAGAGTATTTTGAGGAAGTTGTAATGGAAGAGCCTCAACCAGAACCAGAACCTGTTGAAGAGATTGCAATGGTTGAAGAAGAGCCTGTACAAGAAGAAATAATAGAAGAGGCCCCTAATGAAATTGAAGAACAACCCAGTAGCGAAGAGCCTATTGCAGACAAACCGCAAGAGACAACAGAAGTTGCCAAACAAGAAGAGGCAATCGAGGAACCAGTTGAAGTCGCAGTTATTGAAGGAAACTCAACTGAAGAACCAGATACTTCTGGAGAAAATGTGGAAGTCAATTTAGATATTAAAGTTGAAGCTATAGAAAAAGCTATACAAGGTAAGATAAAAGATGTTGCACAACAAATAGATGCAACACTTACAGTAGTTAATGAATTAGTTAGTCGTGAGATGATATCACAACAACCTGATATGTCATCTTACTTTAATGCTAACTCAGCATTGTTTGATGCACGACAATTACCATCAGGCAACCAAGACTTTTTTCTACAAGCTAGTCTTGATAGCTACAGCAAACCTATCTATCTTGCACAAGCAAGTATAGCAGGAACAGACCCTGTAGTCCAACATCAAATTAAAGTAAATAATGCAAAACAAAAAACAAATGAGGCATATAAAAAATTAAAGGAGTTATTAAATGCAAGAAATGTTCAGTAAACTATCATCCTACGCAGCACTACTAGGCGTTATTGGTGCCATTGGTGGTGGCTTCATGGCATGGGGTGAGTTCAATAATAGAATAGCACAGCTAGAAGATCAAGAGTTTGTAATAAATCAAGAAGTAGATCTATCAGGTATCATTAAAGAGTTAGAAGCAGTAAAAGGTGATATAAAAATTAATGGTGCTGCAATAGAATATCTTGATGCAAAGATAGAAGAATTAAAAGCGGAACAAAATAATCCGTTACTTAACTAGAGGATAAAATGGTAGATACATTAGCACCAAAAAGAATATTTACACAAAGAGAGTTAGATCAAAAGTTAACTCCAGTAACAGAGCAGGTATTAAGAACAAGACCAAGAGCAAAATTATTGGATACTGTTCCTCAGATAAAAACAGAGCCTTCTTTAATGGAAAAGCAAAGTGAAGAAGCAATGCAAGATTCTAAAAAACAAAGTAAAAAAGTTGTAACTGAAGAGCAAGGGCAAACAGCTAAATCATCAGAAGAAACACTACAAGAAAAACAAACTGGTATGAAAGTAGATACTGAAGCTCAAAAAACTCAAGGTTTAGTTATGAGACCTATGGAGTATGCAGCAAAAGGATACGATAATAAAGAAGTTAGTGGCCCAATATTAGTAGGAGAAAAAGGACCTGAGATGATTGTACCTACAGGCAATGGCAAGATAAGTATACTACCTAACAATGTTGTATCAGGCATGATGACTAAGCCTATGAAGAAAGCAGAAAAAGGTGCAGACGATGTTATGATAGGAAGACCAGAAATGCCTCAACTTGAAAGAATAGTAACACCAGAAACAAGAGCTAGTGAATTAGCCGAAGGAGTATCTACTACTCCCATATTTGCAGGCAAACCAGTTGCAGAAGAATTTAATTTAAAGAGAATGGGATATAGAAAATTTGTACAGCCTGTTTTAGAGGAGTTAAGATCTCGTATATATGATGCTAGTCCAAAGGTTGGAATGGAAGTTGACCAGTACATATCTGGAGAAACAACTGATGGTAAATATATAACTGCAGATCCAAGGCCAACAAATTATAGCCCAACTGGTTCTCTTATCCCTCAATACTCTGCTGGATCAATATCTACTGCTGTTGAACAAAAGTATGAAAAAGAAATACAGCCAAAGTTAGTTGAAGAGATGGATAATTTACCACAAAATTTAGATGGCACAGATATAAGCGGATCTCTAAGAGACGCATATAGGCACAGCTATACTGCAGGTATGATGAATTTAATAACAGGTAAAAGATTTGGAGTTGATGTTGCTAAACTTGTTGGGCAAAGAGCAGAAGAGCTTACCCAATTAACTGGCGATGAATCATTAGCAACAAGAGAAGAAGTTGCCATGGATGTTAATAATAATAGAGTTGGATTTAATATCGCCAATCAAGTTAGAGAAGATTTAGGAGTATCATCAGGCGAACAATTAACTGGAGATAAACTGGTAGAAGCAGAAGAGTTATACTCAAAATATCATACCCAAGCTTTTATGAATGATGTTGCTAGATATATTGATGGAGATAATTTAGTGCCTCAGTATGAAAGAACTGGAGACACTAACTTTAAAGGTTATGTAAAAGATATTATGAATGATGACAAAGATAGAAATTTAATCCTAAATTATGGACCAAATAAAAGAGAAGAAGTTAGACAAGACCGTAATACAGGAATAATGAACCCTCCTCGTTAACCCACATCTTTAATCTTATACGGATCCGTATTTAATTTAGGAACCTTATCCCCTTGCTCCCCACTTAAAATACTTTCAAGATTCTTATGTAAGTAGGTCACAGCAGAGCCTACTATCGAATCCTTAGTTAAAGTTTCTGCTACTTCCTTAAAGCTACAGCCATACTGTAGCAATAGAGATATCATCTTTCCTGATGCCCTTAGTTCTCTATCTAAAGTAGACTCAGTTGGTCTTACCTTAATCCATACAGCCATAGGCAAAATGCCTGTCTCATTTGTAGTATAGTCTACTATTGCCAGCACTCTCCTATCATCTATATTCATACGGATAGTTGTACTTCTCATTCTATTGGGGACTTCAGCTCTTGCCACGTTATTCATTATATCCTTTCTATTAATTGCCTAATATCACTATTAAGTTTTTGACTTGTTTCCACACAATGCTTGACCACACTAGCCAGTAGGTTGGCATAAAAAATTTCATCTATATCTTCTAACGAATCTTTTAGCATACTTGGTTGAATGTAGTCAAGGTCTATTGCTATTTGACTAGTGTCAGTTAGTGACACTTTCATGTTAAATAGTTGTGAATTATTTTTTTGCATCTGTAGGTTTCGCTACAAAGTCTGCTCCTATCTTCGGATCAAGCTGTCTTAATCCTTTCGATAGCACTTCAATACCCTGTACTACTTCTCCATATGGTCTTGTAAATAGGTAGCGAAGTATGCTTTGAACTTGAGAACCAGATATAA